CAGCAGTTGTTAAGTGTTTAGCAAATTTTGCCTGTTGTTGAGGCGTGTAGTTTGCCTTGCTCACTTCATGGTGAGTTGACATAAGATGAACATCTTTATGCTTCTTAAACGAATCAAGCTTCGGAGCATACTCTGCTTTCATATCTTGAAGAGTTTTGCCATTGTATTTAGTATGCACAGCAACTCCGATTTTTGATGAAAGCGCGGCCTTGCCATGTTCAGAATTTTTATGAGATGAATATGTGATTGTATTCGGAGTAAAGTGAACATTATCCTTATGCACATGTAGATCATTCGGCGTATGCATAATATCTCCTTGGAAGACGCCTTTCTTTGGAGTCGTCTTCGGAAGATGATCGAGCGCGGCTTTTAGCTTCTGAACAAGACCAGGAGCGTGCCCGTGGTTACGCTCAATATCTTCGTGCGTATAGTTGATCTTCGGATTCTTATTAAAAGCAGACTTCGATGCAACAAAGAATTTGCCATTCTCAGGATTGGTACCAAACACAACAGACGGCGAACCATCATACTTCATGGTTATCTTTGTCTGGTTATTCTTACCAATCATCTTGTCATGCACATCTTTCAGATTATGAAAGGCATGAGAAAATCCCTTATGGCCTGAGTTGATCACATGATCTTCGGCGTGTTCAAGGTGCTTCAGCTTCTCTTCACTAGCATCTTCTGAAAGGAAATCTTTGAATGTGGTCATTTAATCCTCTTATGCATAGTGATCATGACCCTCATGGGATGTATCAAATTTATGCCTAGCGCAATATTCTTTCCAGTGCTGATTGCCTTCTGGTGTGTCGCGCAACTTATTTTTTAGATCATTATAGCGGTATATTAGCCCAAGAGCATGTTTGTGATATGATTCACCTCCACGCTTCCAATGACTATGAATAGAAGTACGAGTCTTCTCGAGCTTATCAACAATCTTGCGATTATCATCTGTTGCTTCAGCAATGTAATTCTTAAAAGATTTCATCTTACTGTTTTTACCGATCCATTAGGATTTACAAAGAAAGCTTCGAACGTAATGTTCGGAAATTCTTTCTTCAACGAAAGAAATGCCTGAAGATTGCTAGGAGCATCATCAAACAAGCGAAGCTTTACGTAGTTCTTAGTATTTATATACTTTCGAAAGATGATCTTCTTGGCTTCTGCCGAAGAGTCGATCTTCAGGTTACCAGCTCGTTCGACGTGGATATTATCGATAGGTAGACCATGATCTCTGAATGTCTGAAGGAAGATATCCTTGTTATCGAAGTCAGCTCGTGCTGTGCAGATAATCACTCGACTGTGAGGATTCTTCAGAGAGTTGGCAAAGATCGCCTTCGTTTTGGCAATCATTCGAGTGATTGGCTTCGATGACTTGCGAAACACCTCAGCATTTGCAAACTCTCCGAAGTCGTAGGTTTCACCATCCTTACGCTTGTAGGTGTTGAACTCTTGGTTGTCGAGCATACGAACAACCTTACCATCTTTGACAACAGCAACTTTTGCATACGTATGGAAGAGCGTCTCATCAATATCGAATATCGTAAGCGTACCTGAACCAACAAACTCTCGAAATCGTTTTTTTATCATAGTTTACTCTACCATAGTTTTGATAAAATGTACATGCTTTATTTCGAAAAAGGATTTATTTTTCCTGGAGTTCCAAGGACGGTGTACTTTGATTTTTTGGGCATGAACTCTTTAATTTTTACTTCGGCCTGAACCTCATAAAACTGTGATCGAGTCGAGACACGAACCTTAAAATCTCCAGTTCCAGCCAACTTTGGAATATTCCTATCGAGGCCGAACGGATTTTTAGAACCGATCATATAGAAATCATCGTCCGCTTGAATGTAATATGCTGGTGCAGCTTTACCTTCGAGGTAGTGTCTCGTTACGAGTTCTCCGATATTCATATTCGGCTCGTTGGCAATATAGCGATTTATACCAGATTGGCTAAAATAGCTTTTCATAACATGCAACGGTACACATCCAGGCATTTTAAGCTGGCCTTTATTCGTTGCAATGATAATTGATTTGTGTGGAATTCCAGAGTATGCTGCGATGTCTTTGATAAACTTGGCAGCTTGCGCCGATTTGTTTAGGATCTTTACTGTTTCTGCTGCCACCGGTGTAGTGTAACTAGTCTGCCACATTCCGTTCATGTAAAAACATCTTGGATTCGAAAGGTTGTCGCCGTGAGACATCTTTACTTCGAGCCATGCAGTAGTCCCGCCGCGAGTTACTTGCACATCAGCATATTTGACATCGCGACCTTGTACTGCTTTAGTATTCGGCGCCGAGTTAATAGCTGCCGCTACATCTTTTTCAAACTTATCTGATGCTACACTCATAAAAACTCCTTTGTCATATTTATAAAACAAAAGAAAACCGGCCCAAGTATTGCTACTGGGCCGGCCGTGTTAATTCTATTTATGTTGCTTAGGCTGCGACTGCAAACCATTCAGGCACCGGGCGTTTAGTCCATGCCATCTTAAAGCGTTCTTGCTTCGTCTGATAAAACTTACGATAAGATCCTACGATATCGCTGTAGTCGATACACTCAGGAAAAGCCTTCATTGCCAATGGGAACTGAGTCTTGTAACCGACTGGAATGTTACGAGGCAATTGCTTGAGAGCTTCTCGTAGCAACGTATCAGTGCTATGAACCTTACCGTAGCGATACGTATACTCGTCACAGAGAGCAGCGAAGTGTATCCAATGCCAATTGTAATTGTTATTACTGACTGCAGTCCAAATCGTGCAAGGATGATGCATGTGCACAGCCCGATAGAACGTATCTTCGCGTTCGTCAGGTAGAGTCCATGCCTTCGACATCGTCTTGCCAGACTTTGAAGGGATACGAGTCTCTACACCGTCAAGCATACGGTGGACCGTCGAAAGCATCTGAGCACTCTCGACGATCATCTTTACAACATGCTTGTCACATTGTAATTGTGCTGCTTTCACAGGATCAGTATCTAATACAAATACATTCATATTCCAGCTTTCTTTACGAGATCTTTATATCCACGCCACGATGGATGGATATTATCGGGTTGAACATACGAAGTAGAGATGATACGATCTCCGTAACTGACAGCGATGCTCTTCACTGCAGCGTTGACTGCAGGTTTGCAAAAGCCTTTATTACAAGGAGGCATGATCCATACTACATTGCCTACCTTAATACGAGTTCTAATTTTTGTAAACTCTTTTTTTGTATCCACGCCGCTATGATCGTTTGTTCCGAGGCTAATCACGATTGTCTTGGCTTCAAGCGGAGTCTTACCCCACTTTTTGTTCCATTGCCAAGTATTCCAACCACCTTTCGAATAAGATACACACACCTTCGGAGCAAACATCTTCGTTCCAACGGCGATCGAGTCGCCCATAATCAAACATTCAAGCATTAGACTTGAATTCCTGTCACTTGTTTTAGATATTGTGTAGCAACTTGTGCACTCGTTTCAGTGGCGCCAACAATCACAGTATCAGAGATGACAACGTTGTTATCGGGTGCTGACATCATCCATGGCATCATCGCAAAACCTTGAGGTCCCATACCAACTGTACGAGGCTTGATCAGTTCAGTGACTCCACCTTCTTGCTTAACACGAGAGATCAACTCTTCACCTGACATCAGCTTAATCGTATATACTTTATTCTGTTCCATTATCTTCTACCTTCTTATAAAGATCTCTTGTGCCTTTCCAGACTTTAATTCCGCACCCATCATATTCCCATTCACGTAGATCAGGATCGAGTTCTTTCATATCTGGTTCTGGAGTATCATAGTCCACTTCGTACACATACTTAAATTTCTCTTCTTCTGACCAATCCTTGAGATAGGAATTATCTTCATCGAACAGACGAAGATACTCTGCATCGTCGATCACTCGAGTAGAAGTGATCATTTCATCAATATGCAACTGACTAAACTCTTCAGCCTCGTTCATTGTGACGGTGTCCTTGGCATGTTCTGCACTCTCACATTCAACGACATATCGAACACGGTGTATCGAGATCGTTTCTACAAGATACTTAGTCATCGTCTTTCAATCCCATTTCTTTCAGTTGATCAGGAGTGCAATACCAATCAAGCAACAACTCGAGAGCATCGATCCGCTTCTGAATCTCAGCCTTGTCATGTTCAATATCTTCCCACTCAAAGATAGCAGGACGGCCACCAGCTTCAATCTCACCGATGCGATCCTTGAAGTTCTGATATGTTTCAAGCAGACTTTGAGCAGTAATCTTATCGGCAAGTTCGTAATCAATATCAATCGTAAATTTACTCATGCAATTATCCTTTCATGTACTTGTTTAATATGCTTACAGCGCCCGTGCGATGTAAATCCCATGCATTCACATGTCCAACCCTCGGCTGTCATCGTGGTAAGATAGGTAGTACCCATACAATTTGTATATGGCCATTGAAAACCCACCAAGAAGTGATTCTTGTTAAAGTTGATACCGTCAAGCTTCAAAGGCTTGCGATACCACTTGGATTTTTGAGGGCGAGATGTTTTTGTTCGATCAGTCATAAGTTCACCTTACTACAAAAATTCAATTTTGTAAACCCCCTAAAGCGAGAAGAATGAAAATTATAAAAAGAAATCCATAAAGAGCGAATTTAAAAAAATGCTTGGCGATCTTGAACCCGACCCAAAGGAAGAAGCCCAAGATCGCCAAGAACGGCAACGATAAGAGGAGGAACAAGAAGCTCAACCGCGTCTCTTACCAGTTGCCGGATCGGCCGCTTCAGACTTGGAAAGGACAACAAGTCCGCCTTTATTATAGGCTTGGCCGATGATATAATTGCCGCTGACGGCAAGCTTTTCTTTCTCGTAAGAGGAATTCTTTGTGTAGTTTACACCGATCTCGTTCTGAGAAGGATACCTTTGACGATGATCAGACACGTTATAATCAGGCATTGGAGTACCACGAAGCTTTGGCTTGTATTTACCAGCACGATACTCTTGATATTCTTCGAACGTCTTTGGCTTAACGCCAATGCGCTTGCAGAACTTACAATCTTCGAGCCAAGCCAACTGAATTTTGGTATGTTTGGAAGAAGTCACTTTAGACTTACGCTTACCATAATAAGTGGTCGTGTAAGCAGGACCGAGAAGATGCATTGTCATGATAATAGCCTCAAAAGTATGGTTGAAGCGACTAATCCACCTAGGGAATTTACAGGCATCGAATCGAGCCAAACCCAATTTACGAAAGATCACTCGTAGTCGCTTCAACCATTATTAGCTTACACCGATTTTGATTAATTGTACATGCCTATTTTAGAAAAAAGACAAAAAAATGGGCGGCCCGAAAGCCGCCCATCATGCGTGTAGCAGGAGGAACCCCACCTGTGACCCTGCCTATTCCAGTCGTCAATTAAGACACTTGCCTCTTACACAGTTAAAACTGTATATCCACGCACCACATAGTGTA